TCAATTTGTTTTACTAGAGCAACATACAGATTTAAATATAAAAGATTCTATGTGTGATGATGATGAATCACATCCTTATATTATTACTGTAGAAGAAGCATCAGGTGCTGTTTTAAGTATACGTAGAAATTATTCTCCTGATGATAATACAAAACAAAAACGAAGTCATTTTGTACATTATAAATTTGTTCCTGGATTTGGTTTTTATGGTTTAGGACTTATGCATTTCTTAGGTAATTTAACTATGAGTGCTACAGCAGCTATGAGATCATTAATAGATGCTGGACAATTTGCTAATTTACCTGGTGGGTTTAAAGCTAAAGGAGTAAGAATAGTTGGTGACAATGAACCAATAGCTCCTGGAGAATTTAAAGAGATTGAAGCAACTGGTGTAGATCTTTCTAAAGCAATCGTTCCTCTTCCATATAAAGAACCTTCTCAAACATTATTTAATATGTTAAACTTTGTTACTGCAGCAGGACAAAAGTTTGCTGATAGTACAGAACAAATAGTTTCTGATGCAGCATCTTATGGACCTGTTGGTACTACAATGGCTTTATTAGAAGCATCTAGTAAATTCTTTTCAGGTATTCATAAAAGATTACACAAGTCTCAAAGAGATGAATTTAAAATACTTGCAAGAATAGATTATGAATATTTACCTCAAGAGTATCCATACGAAGTTCCTAATGTAAGTGAGTCTATATTTAAAAAAGACTTTGATGGTACAGTAGATGTTATACCAGTAAGTGATCCTAATATTCCAAGTAATGCTCATAGAATGATGTTAGCTAATATGGCATTACAAATGGCACAACAATCACCTCCTGGTATGTTTAATATTGAAGCATTAAATAGGACTATACTACGTGCTGCTAACATGCCAAACCTTGAAGAAATATTACCAAATAAACCAGAAACAAAACCTTTAGATCCTGTTACAGATATTTTAGCTGTTGTTAAAGGTATACCTATTCAAGCTTTTCCTGGACAAAATCATAAAGCACATATTCAAGTTAAGACAGCTTATTTAAAAGATCCTCAAAATGGAGCTAGTCCTATTATGGCAAAAGTAGCTCCAGTATTACAAGCTAATATACAAGAACATTCAATGATGATTTATCAAGAACAAATGAATGGATTAACTAGAGTTGGTTTAGAACAACTTCCTCCTGAAGAACAAAGTCCACAAAACATTGAAATAATTATGGGAAATGCAGCACAACAAGTATTAAATGCTAACATGGCTGCAGGTCAAGCACAATCACCTGAACAACAATTAGTTTCACTAGAGCAAGCTAAAGTACAACTTGAAGCAGAAAAATTAAAAGTAGAAGCTGCTATGAATAATGCTAAGATGGCTTTAGAAACAAAAGAGTTAGACTTAAAAGAAAATAAATTATTATTAGAAGCTGCTGATAAAAAAGTTAGTAATGTAATGAAAGAACAAAAAACTCAAGGTGATAGAATTAGTAAGCAACAAATAAAATCTTTAGAGTTATTAACAAAAGTTGCTATTGAAGAATCTAGAATTGAATCTAAAGAAGGAGAGACAGCTTTAAAACTTTTAACTAGAATTACTGAAATGGAAGAAAAAGATAAAAGAGAACGAGAGTTGACTACTGCTAAATTAGTAACAGATGCTGCTTTAAAAGCAGAGAAAGGAGGAGACTAATGATGAAAAATAATCAACCAAAACATCAAAATAACTTTGGTAAAGATTATGGAGACTGGACTTCAAAACCTGTTGGTGATGGTTCTGTAGGTGAAATGCCACATAGAGGAGTGGTAAATAAATATCCTGAAGAAACTTATGAATATCCAGAACCAATTAAATCAAGTAGAAAAAGTACACTATATATATAAGGAGAAAAATAATGTGGAAAAAACCTATCGTTAGAGAAGTAGCTGTTGGATTAGAAATTAATTGTTATGCATGTGCAGAAATTTAATTTATGTTTGACGAGCTTTTAAGTTTTTATAATGAGGAAATTTTAAGATTAAAAGAAAATTTAGCTACTGGACAAGTTGAAGACTTTCCTCATTATAGACAATTAGTTGGTTCTGTTCAAGGAATAGAATGGGCTAAACAACAAATAATAGAACTACATAATAAACTTAACAAGGAAGATTAATAATGCAACAAGCACATATGGGTGGAGCTTTGAAAAACGATCTATGGATTACAGATGCAGAAGAGAAAGCTGATCCTAAAACATTGCCTGAACTACCAGGGTTTAATATTTTAATAAGACCAATCTCAGTTAAATCAGAAACTAAAGGAGGTATTCTTTTACCAAACTCAACAAAAGAAGATATGGCATATTTAACAACAGTTGGAAAAGTTTTATCTGTTGGTAAACTAGCTTATCAAGACTCAGACAAATTTCCTGGGGGAGCTTGGTGTAAAGAAGGAGATTATGTTTGCTATGGTAAACATGCAGGTACAAAATTATTTTATAAAGGTATAAGATTAATTTTATTATTTGATGACCAAGTTATGATGAAAGTTGAAGATCCTAAAGATTTAGATCTAACTTTTAATTTATCAAGTTTATCAAATTAAATTTGTATAATACCTAGTATTCGTAGTATAATAACGAAAACGTAATAACGATTGTCTCGTAAACAACGGAGTTTTAAAATGACAAATGAAGAAGAAACATGGAGCACAGTAGAGTCTCCTAATGAAGATGAAAATAAAGTAGAATATGAAGTTGAAGAAGAAGTAGAAGAAGTCGTAAAGGCTGAAGCTGTTCAACCAGAAACTAAAGAACCTGTTCAAGAAGAAGAAGTTAAAGAAGAAGTAAAAGTTGAAGAAGCTGTAACAAAAGAAATTCCTCAAGAATTAGAAGGAATTGAAACAAAAGGTGCTCAAAGAAGAATTAAACAATTAATACGTCAACGAAAAGAACGTGACGAACAAATACAACAACTTATAAATGAACAAGAAAATTTACGTGCAAATATATATCATAAGGATTTAGAGTCTAATAAATTAAATAAGCTTAATATAGAGTCTACTGAAAAACAATTAAATGATAAAATAACTTTAGCACGTGCATCATATCAAGAAGCTTTTGAAGGTGGGCATAAAGAAAAACTTTTAGCAGCTCAAGAAGCTTTAAATGAAGCACAAATAGATTTAAAAACATTAGGAGCAACAAAATATCAATTAAATAATCAACCACAACCACAGCCTATGCCAGCTCAACAACAACCTGTACAACAAGGTCCTGATCCAAGAGCTGAAGAATGGGCTGCAAAAAATGAATGGTTTGGTCCTGATAGAATAATGACAGCTTCAGCTTTAGCAATAGATGCTGAATTAAAAGCTGAAGGATATGATCCTAGTGATAATGATTTCTATAATGAAATCAATAAAAGAATGGTAACAGCTTTTCCACATAAATTTCAAGGAGAAGCTATAAAAGAACGTACTGCAGAAACGTCAAAACCTGCTCAAGTGGTGTCTGGAAGCTCACGTACTTCTAGAAGCTCTAAGAATAAAGTTAAGCTTACAAAAGAAGATGTAAGATTAGCTCAAAAATGGGGAATACCTCTTGAAAAGTATGCTCAAGAAAAACAAAAAACTGTCCAAGCTGACGGTGAGTATACAACTGTTTAATAACGTGGGAGATAAAAACATGACAACACCTAATACACGAATAAAATCACGTACGGAAGACCAAAGAGAACTTAATACTAGAGAAGAAGAATGGACATTCGAGGAGCCTAATGCTTTAGATATTCCTAAACCTGTTCAAAAAAAATTTGAAGCAGAAGGAATGCAGTTACGTTGGATTAGAGTCAGCATGAGAGGAAGTGATGACATAGCTAATGTAGGAAAGCGAGAAGCAGAAGGATGGACATTTGTCTTACCTACGGAAGTTCCTGATATGGCTTCTACTTCTTTCGTGAGAGAAGAAGGTCGTTACAACGGAACAGTCAGTCGTGGAGATTTAGCCTTGGCAAAAATGCCTATAGGTAGAGCTGTAGCGAGACAGAAATTTTATGAGGATAAAGACAAACAAATGTTAGCAGCAGTTGATGCACAGCTAATGAAAGGTAATAATTCTCGTATGCCAATTTCTAACACAAGTAAATCAACAGTATATAAAGGAAGAACTCCTAATTTTCAGGAATAATTTCTTTTAATTTTTAGAGGGAGAATAAACAATGGCAACAACTTTTGCTCCTCGTGGTCTTATACCATGCAGGAAAGTTGGTGGTGGAGCTAATTCTACAGGCACAGTCACATGGGATGTCTTAATGACAATCGGTGACAAGATGCCTAATAATCTCTATACTGGGGATCCAATATTTATTGATGCTGGAGGTACCATATCTAATGCTATAACATTAGTTAGACCTTCAGGTGTATTTCAAGGATGTAGTTTTGTTGATGCTTCTGGGCAACAGCAGTACAAAAAAATGTGGACAGGTGGAGTATGTGCAACGGATGTAAAAGTTCATGTACAAGCTGATCCTGATCAAACATTTTATATTCAATCAAATACATGTGTATCAAATGGAGTCCTTGGTAACAGAGTTATGAATGTTCCAGCTACCGTTTCCACAAGTGGAGACACAATCACAGGCGATTCAAGATATTTCATGGTCGCTACTTCAATAACCGTTTCAGATCAGATGCTACGTATCATAGGTAGAGCTAAGTTTGATACTGGGGTTAGCACCACAACAGGTGTAATCTCAGATACAGATGCTTTTCCTTGGTACGAAGTACGTATTAACTCACACAGAGATAATTACGTAGGTGCATCTGTTTCATCAGCTTAATAGGGAGAATATATTATGGCTATAAATAGAGCTAGTATAGGTAAAGAACTCCTTCCTGGGCTGAATGCAGTCTTTGGGATCGAGTATGGAGAAGTAAATAATGAGCATCAGCCATTATTTGATATAGAAAACTCAGACAGAGCATTTGAAGAAGAAGTACTCTTCACAGGCTTTGGTACAGCACCAGTTAAAAATGAAGGTGCTGCTGTGGGTTATGATGATGCATCAGAAAGTTATACAGCACGTTATACTGCTGAAACTGTTGCATTAGCATTTGCCGTAACTGAAGAAGCAATGGAAGATAATCTTTATGATACTTTCGCTAAGTTACGTGCAAAAGGTCTTGCAAGAGCAATGGCTAATACTAAGCAAGTTAAAGCTGCTACATTATATAATAATGGCTTTAGTGCTACAGTCGCAAACCGAATAGGTGATGGAGCTGCATTCTTTAGTGCTGCTCACCCAACAGTTTCTGATGGGAATCAAACAAATACAGGAACAGGAGCTGATTTATCAGAAGGTTCTTTAGAAAGTGCAATTACACAAATACAAAAAATCGCAGATGATCGTGGTATTTTGGTTGGAGCAAGTGCAATTTCTTTACACATACCTACTGATTTATGGGCAACTGCTGACCAAGTATTAGGATCACCAGGATCTACTAATATTACTGCACAAGTTGATTCTGCAGGTAATACAATAGGTTATCCAGCACCAGTAGCTAATACTGTTGGTGTGTTAGCGAATAGAATAAATGCTACTCGTCACATGGGTATGGTACCAGAAGGCTTCTATATTAATAGACGTTTCTCTGATCCTCAAGCTTGGTTTGTAAAAACTGATGTACCGAATGGTACAAAAATGTTTGTTAGAACACCTTTACAAACAAAAATGGAACCAGATTTTGATACTGGCAATCTTCGATTTAAAGCACGTGAAAGATATTCTTTCGGTGTTTCTGATTGGAGAGGTTGGTATGGAAATGCTGGTGCATAACTACTAATAGAATGGGGAGGATATTAATTTATCCTCCTTATTTTTAAGGATTTAAAATGGCAACAAACATTACAACAAAATTTTTAGCAGGTATAGCAGGTGTTATAGTAACAACAACTAATACAACTAGAGTAGTTGCTTTACATGCTTATTCTAGTGCAGCAGGAACTTTTGCTCTTTCTGATAGTACAGGAGACAAAATAAAATTTCAATCTCCTGCAAGTGGAACATCCGATATTTATATTGGGGAATTAGGTGTTAAGTTTAATGGTACTGTTTCAGTTTCTGCTCCAGATGCTGGCAGTAGTATGACTTTATTTATAGGATAGTAAATGTCAACGTATTCATATTTAGTAACAGATATAAAAAATACTGCTGAAAATGATTCAACAGAATTTTTAGATCAAATACCTTATTTTATAAATAAAGCTGAACTACAGCTTACAAAAGATTTAGATGATTTTGGTTTAGATGTGTTTACAACTATTACATTATCAGCTAGTAATCCGATTGTGACAATACCTGTAGGAACTAGACTAATAAGAAATGTAAACTTTACAACAAGTGTTTCAAATATTAAAACAAATTTATTACAAAGAACTTATGAGTATGCAATAGATTATTTTCCATATGCTAGTGCATCTACAGGTACTCCAAGATATTATGCAAGAAAAAATAATACACAAATTTATATAGTACCAACTCCTGCATCTACTGTTACAGGAGAAATTCAAACAGTTGCAAGACCTGCATCTTTAACATCAGCATCTCCAACAAATTATTATAGTGAGTTTTGTTATAATGCATTATTTTATAGATGTATGTTTGAAGCAAATTTCTTTATGAAAAATTGGGAAGTATCTCAAGTATGGGAAGCACAATATAAAAATTCTATAGATGGGTTACGTAATCAAGCTAGAAGAACTAGACAAGATGATATGGAAACTCCAAGAAGTCCTGTTGGAGGACCAGATACTATAATACAAGGATCTCAATAATGACAATAAGTAGATCTAATATAAGACAACAAATTATAAAACCAAATATTAAAAAAAAGAAAAAGAAGAAAATTAAAAGGAGAAAATAATGCCAGGACCAATTACACTATTACAGTATCCTGCAGATTTACCATCAATAACAGGTAAACCTACAGGACAAGGCTACGGTGCTGCTCGCAAAGGTCCTGATGTTCATGGACCTATAGAAGATGCAGTAGTTAATGAAACATATCCCCAAGGAGAATCTTTTAAAACTGAATTAAAAGAAGTCCCAAATATAGGAGTTAAGTAAATGAAATTTTATGGAAAATTAATAACTAAGATGTTAAAAGGAGGATCAACTCCTAAACAAATAGCAAAAGCTGCTGCAGAAAAAGGTGGTACAAAAGCAAATTTAAAATCTTCTTTAGCTAAATTTGTAGATCCAAACAAAGTAAAAGTTGCAAATAAAATGATGGCTTTTATGCCAGCTACAAAAGCTAGTACTAAAGCTGCTACAGGTGGTGCAGGTTCAGGTTCTTCAAGATTAAAAGAAGTAGTTAAAAAAACTACTCCACCTAAAAAGAAAGTAGTTACTGTAGCTAAAAAATCTACTCCACCTAAAAAGAAAGTAGTTACTGCAGCTAAAAAACCAAGACCTCTACAAGGTCAAGAAGGTGGAGCTAAAATTAGACTTGGTAAATGGCTTACAGAAAATAAAGATAAAGATGGTGCAGCTTTATATCAAGCATTTAAAAAAGATTATCCTAATGCAACAAAAGGAAATATTGAATCTGCTTTAGGAAATATTATTGATAAAAAGAAACAATCAAAAGCAAATATGATTTATAAATCTTTACCTAATGCTAATAAAAATAATCCAGGAACAACTTCTAAAAATGTAAAAAAAGCTATGTCAGGTGGTATGGTTAAAGTAAAAAGACCTATGGGTGGAAAAGTATACGATCCTAATAAAAAAGTAAAAAGACCTATGGGTGGAAAAGTATATGATCCTATGAAAAAAATGAAAAGACCTATGGGTGGAAAAGTATATGATCCTAATAAAAAAGTTAACCGTATGGGTGGTGGACAGATAGGACATAATGGTAATGATGAAGTATCTCGTTTATATACAAGTCATTAATGCCTTTTAAATCTGAAGACCAAAGAATATATTTAATGTTTAATAAACCTGAAGTATATAAAAAATTTAAAGTACATGAAAAATCAGGTGGTGGAAAAGTTATTAAAGCAAGTAATGATGGGCAAAAATTAGTAGCTCAACAATATAGAAAAGGAATATAACATGCAAGAATTAATGTATCGTTTTAAAGAACCATCTTCTTATTCTGCTATTGCAGCAGTATTAGCTATGATTGGAGTAGCTATTCCTAGCGACTTATGGCAAAGTCTTGTTATGATAGGTTGTGGTATAGCAGGTGCTGCAGGATTTTTTATTAAAGAAAAAAAATAAAAGTTAATGGCTGTTCGTAAAAAAAGTAATATGAAGGGTATGACTATTAAAGGTGGTCAAAAAAGACCTACTAAAAAAGGTGCTGGACTTACAGAAGCAGGTGTAAAAAAATATAGGAAACAAAATCCTGGAAGTAAATTAAAGACTGCTGTAACAGGATCACCTAAACCAGGAAGTAAAGATGCTAAAAGAAGAAAGAGTTATTGTGCTAGATCTGCAGGACAAATGAAGAAGTTTCCTAAAGC